AAAACATGAAGAGTGTTGTCTTGCAGGATATTTTGGCTGTTGTGGATGATCAGGTGTTTTCTAGCCCACAAGCAGCAAGGTCACTTAAAGACACTTTGTCGGGTTACAAGAGAGGCACACTGAGACAGATATTAGGGGAAGATTCTTCTGATGCCTTATATGGATTTGCAGACGATTTAGTTGACCTTGGAGATGTCGGGAAAGAAGGCACAATCGCAGCGGGATCACTTTGGGCTAATATGTTTAAGCATCCAATAAACACACTTAGCTCGGTCGGTAAAATTAAACTGTTTGCGAACGTTCTTGGAACCAAGGGTACTGCTCAAAGATACCTACAATTTCGCCGTACCGCAAACAATAATCCTGAAGGCCAATCACAAGCTATGATGAATATTCTAAACGAATCATTAGCTGAAGAGGGCGTGGACGTTGGAGCAGCAGCGTCAAGAGCGGGACGCATTGCCAAGCCTATTATATCAGCAACCGCCCAAGGCAGCAGGGCATTTAAAAATGTTGCGCCTCGCGCTGCGGGACTTGGATCATATGAGCAGCCCGGTCAAAGCCGAACAAATGTTCGTCCATCCCCGGCATCCAGAATTCCAAGCATTGATGTTCCTGAAGTATCAATGCCGTCTGCACCCGCAGAACCTATGGGGCCAATTCAACTGTTGCAGAGAAACGTGCAGAGCGAAATTAGACAACGCGCACGCGAAAACCCAGCAGTGGCTGCAACACTACTGGGNGGTCTAGGTAACGCTGGATTTCTTTAATCTTCGATAACTGAAGCCAAGCCACCGATTCCAACAGGAGAACGATAGGTAGGCTTGGCGTTGACACGCGCTTGAATATCCTCGTATGTTTCATCAATCATGCGTGCAAGCTGTCGCCCTATAGCACGATCTTCGTGCTCCGCGATGTAAACCAGCTTATCATACGCTTCAATCGAAACACCTACGGATTTGTATTTTCCGGGGTTTGGCATGGAGTTTCCTTCCCATAAATGACTTTCCCTACTGTATATAATCCCAAGCGGCGTGGGTCAAGACCCAAGTACGGAAACAAGAAAGTAACTGTGCAGGGAATCAAGTTCGACTCCAAGTGGGAATCTGAGCGGTATCTATATATAAAGAGTCTTGAGCTTGCNGGNAGGGTGCGNAACCTTGAGCTACAGGTGCGGTTCGCACTAGAGGTCAATGGTCAGAAGATTTGCACCTACATAGCAGACTTCCGCTACGAGAAAGAAAATGCCAACGGCGATTGGGAAACAATCGTCGAAGACGCTAAGGGCGTTGAAACGCCTGAATTTAAGCTGAAAAAGAAGCTAATGAAGGCGTGTCTTGGCATAGAAATATTTTTATCTAAAAAAAGTTATTGACACATCCCACTCCATGTGGGATATATGGGTTTCTAGTAATTTAAAAGCGGAAGGAATCGACATGAACAGTCGTGAGCTATTCGAACGTCGAGACGAACTCAAGCACGTTATCAGCGAGATGCGCCTTGAACTCAAAGACGTTGAAGAACAACTATCTGACACTTTTCTACCAGTGGCGCGAGACGTATTGCGTGCCAATGGTAAAGACTTTGGTACTGCTCAAATCGCAGAAGGAAACCAAAGGCTCAAGGTCACTGTGGGCAAGAAGGTTACATGGGACCAAGAGAAACTGCGTGACACGCTTAACCACATGTCACCAGAAAACGCGCAACACTATGGCAAGCTGACGTTCGCCGTAGAAGAGCGCAAATTCACCGCGGCTCCTCCTGCAATCAAGGATGAGCTTGAAGAGTGCCGTACAGTAGAAATCGGCAGAATTACAGTAGAGGAATTGGAATAATGGCTTTGCAGATTATCACAGCCGACCAACGGCTCGCTGAGAAAAAAGGTCACAAGATCGTGGTCTGTGGTGCAAGTGGTGTGGGTAAAACCACACTGGCTCGCACGCTCAACCCAGCGACTACGCTGTTCATGGATTTGGAAGCTGGCGATGCAGCTATCGAAAACTTCCCTATCGACGTTGTACGGCCCCGTACATGGGCTGAGTGCCGCGATCTAGCATGCTTCTTGGGTGGGCCAAACCCATCCCTGTCAGAAGATCAACCTTACAGCCAAGCGCATTACGAATATGTCGCGCAAGTATATGGCGATACGGAAGAGATTTGGCAGAAGTACGAAACGCTGTTCGTGGACTCAATCACAGTGGCAGGACGCTTGTGCTTCCAGTGGTGCTTACAGCAACCAGACTCACGCTCTGAGCGGTCTGGCAAACTAGATACGCGTGCAGCTTACGGAATGCACGGGCGCGAAATGATGGCGTGGCTAACCCACATCCAGCACATCCGCGAAAAGAATGTGGTCTTCGTTGGAATCCTCGACGAAATCACTGACGATTATGGGCGCAAGCAATATGGCCTCCAGATCGAAGGCAGCAAGACAGGGCGTGAATTGCCCGGAATTGTTGATGAAGTAATCACAATGGCAGTATTGTCAGGTGATCACGGTCAATACCGTGCATTCGTGTGTCAACCTCTGAACGAATGGGGCTACCCAGCTAAAGATCGTTCTGGTAGGCTCGATACACTTGAAGAGCCGCATCTTGGAAAGCTCATGGAAAAAATGAGCAGCGGTGATTCTCAAGCCGACAGGGAATTAACCTTTGTCGATCCTACAACTCAAACTTCTAGCGAAGGGGAAGCATAATGCTTAACTTAAATAACGTTCCACAAGACCAAAACCCAACTCAAGAGTTTTCTCTTATCCCGAAAGGCACCGTTGTACGCGCTGTAATCGTCGTGCAGATGGGGGATATTGAAATTCCAGAGTTTGGTCAGGGGTCTTTTTTCAAAAAGTCTATGAGCACTTCTGCGAAATGGGCAAACCTAGAGTTCACTATCATTGGTGGTCAGTTTGATCGTCGCAAGTTTTGGCACAGCATCTTTGTGGATGGTGACAAAATGGGTGATAGTGGCATGCCGCTCGCCAAAGAAATTGGCCTGCGCACGCTCAAGTCAATCGTTGAAAGCGCACGCGCTATCGACCCTGCTGACGTGTCGCCACAGGCACAGCAGAATCGTAATATCTCTGGCATGTTCGACTTGAACGGAATGGAGATTTGCGCTAAGATTGGCGTCAAGAAAGGTACGAACGGATATTCGGATAGCAACCAACTAATGGCTGCGCTGACTCCGAATAGCAGCGAGTATCTTGCTCAAGGCAATGCACCCATGCAGCAAACACCAATCGCTGCGCAGGGAATGCAACAGCCACCACAGGCTCCGCAAAATTCTGGCGCGGTTCCTGCATGGGCGAACAAGTAATCTAGCGGCAGGGCCATTCCGCGCCTGCTAGACCAAGGTTCGGGGGGCCTTGGGCCGCGAACCCCCCACACTATTCTAGCAAATAGGTACAATCATGTTATTAAGACCCTACCAAGAGGTAGCTGTCTCTGACGCGTGTAGCGCGTTGGATAAGCACAAGAATACACTTGTTGTAGCTCCAACAGGAGCAGGTAAAACAATCATGCTCTCCGCGCTCGTAGGCAAGCGCCACAAGCAGGGCAAAAGAGTTTTGATCGTGCAACACCGCGATGAGCTTGTTGATCAAAACAAGCAGAAGTTTGAGAAGGTCAATCCTCTCCTAACGACAAGCATCGTCAATGGCACAGTAAAGCATTGGGATGGCGAAGCCGTATTCTCAATGGTGCAAACAATCTCCCGCGAACGAAATCTGCGTGATCGTCCTAAATTCGACATGGTGGTGATTGATGAGGGCCACCATGCAGCGGCTCCCACATATCGAAAGGTGATCGACGCTGTACTTGAAGACAATGAGCATGCGGAAATCGTAGGCTTTACAGCCACTCCAAACCGCGGTGATGGCAAAGGATTGCGCGGCGTATTTAACAACTGCTCTCACCAAATTGAAATCTCAAGCCTGATTAACGAAGGCTTCCTCGTTCGCCCCAAAACATTCGTCATTGATCTTGGCGTCAATAGCCAACTGGAGAATGTTACCAAGCGCGGCAAAGAATATGACATGGAAGAAGTCGCGGAAATCATGGATCACCAAATCATTAACGACAGAATTGTTCGGGAATGGAAAGAAAAAGCTGGTGATCGTAAAACTGTCGTATTCTGCTCCACAGTTAAACATGCCGAACATCTTTGTGATGCGTTCGTGGCAGATGGCGTGAAAGCCGATTACGTCACAGGAGAGACTGACAAGGCCGTAAGAGCGCAAATGCTGCACGATCTGGAGTTTGGTGACTTGCAGGTAGTCGTGAACGTAGCGGTGCTCACAGAAGGCTTTGACGCGCCTCCAGTGTCATGCGTGATCCTAACAAGGCCATGCTCGCAGAAAGGCACAATGGTTCAAATGATTGGGCGTGGGCTACGCATCATTGATCCAGAGATTTATCCCGACATCCTAAAGACTGATTGCATCGTCATGGACTTTGGCACCAGCGTCATTACGCACGGTAGCATTGATGACGCGGCTGACTTGGATGGCAGGGAAAAGTCACAAGAGGGCGAAGCACCAACAAAGGTTTGCCCAGACTGCGAAGCCGAAGTGCATGCAAGGGTTAGAGAATGCCCGATCTGTGGTCATGTATTCCAATCGAAGGAAAAAAGCCAATTGGATTCTTTCGTTATGACAGAATACGATTTGCTGCAAATCTCGCCGTTCATGTGGATTGATCCATACGGCAAAGGCAATGTGATTATGGCTACAGGTTTTCAAGGCTCTGTGATTGTAGGAAAAATCCAAGATTATTGGATTGCTATCGTAAAGCCTCAAAAGCCTGCGAAGCCTGCAAAGGTTGTGGCTATTGGTGAAAAGGTCCAAGCAATGGCAGCGGCTGATGACTTCTTGCGTGAAATCGAAAATGGTAGCGCGGCAAACAAAAACAAGCGTTGGCTTAGTGATCTAGCCACAGAGACGCAGAAGCATCATTTGCGCAAGAATGGATATCAATTAAACAACGGTATTGATTTGTCACTTACTAAATACAAAGCCGCATGCATGCTTGGGTATTATTTCCATAGAAGCGAAATTGATGGCTTGATCCAAAAACATTGGAAGAAAATTACAGGAAAAGATTATGAAACGCGAAGAAATTCTCAGTAAAGCCGAACAACTTGTGAATGGTCAAAGAGCCAAAGACTACGGTGATGCATACGAAAATCATTGCAGGATTGCAGAAGGCTGGAACATTATTTTGCGCAGCGCAGTAGAAACGCATGGCGAAATCAAAGCGGTACATGTGGCATTAATGATGGACTGGTTAAAAACTTCGCGTATCCTAAACACCGTAAACCACGAAGACTCGTGGATTGATAAAGCCGCGTACTCCAGCTTAGGAGCAGAATTTGCGGGTAAGGAATAATGATGCCTCGTTTTGAAATGTATCTCATGTTTGCGGAAAAGGACGATAACAATGTCGAAACCTCCGAATATGAAATGGTATGCTGGGTAAATGATCCATCAAACATGATTGAGGTACAAACAGCAGCAAACGAAGTGATCAAAGATCACATCGAAGAAGCCGAAAAAGAAGTCTTGTTCGGAACCGCTTCTGTTATAATAGAAGGTCAAGAAGTTTTAAACATTGGCTTCAGAAACAAAGATGCCGACCCGGAGGTAATCAACGAAGTCATAGAATTGTTCGGGATGCAGGGAGATACAATACATTGACATTACCACCACCACCAAAGCCAATCGACGAATTGGCGCATATATTAGGCAAGTTCGGTTGGAACACGCGCTTCTCTGACTTAACAGAGGATCAAGTTCACACACTGATATTTGGAATACAGGAAGCACAACGTCTAGCAGCGGAGATAAACATTGGAAACCTCGAAGAAACCTACTTTAAGTCAACAGGCACTTGGCCCTCTACTTCAATCCCATTCTAGGGTTGATGCCGTAGCAGAGAGCATCAAGGATGCTGTAGACAAAGCTATCGTTGCTAATAATAAAAAGCGCGAGCGCCGCAAATACATTGGCGCATCAAGCATCGGTGATGAATGCAGACGCAAAATTCAGTATCGCTACCTTAATTATGCAACCGATCCCGACAAAGAATTTAGCGCACGCACATTGCGAATCTTTCAGTTTGGTCATGAGATTGAAGACTATGCAGCTAAGTGGCTCAGAGACGCAGGCTTTGATTTGCGCACAGAAGACAAAGGCGGTGAACAGTTCGGTTTTTCTATCGCAGATGGCGAAATTCGCGGTCATATAGATGGCGTAGTATGCGATGGCCCAGTGGCTATGGAATACCCCGCTCTGTGGGAATGTAAGTCAGCAAACGATAAAAAGTTTCAAGGCTTTGTTCGCCAAGGGGTTGCAAAAGCAAATCCAACTTACGCCACACAAATTGCACTCTATCAAACGTATATGGACCTTAACAGAAATCCCGCTCTGTTTACGGTTGTAAACAAAAACACCTCTGAAGTTTATTATGAGCTAGTGCCATATGATGCCAAGCTCGCGCAGGAGGCGAGTGACCGTGCTGTGGACATCTTGACGGCTGCAAAAGCGGGTGACATTCTACCTCGTATCTCACAAAGCAAAGATTTTTTCCTATGCAAGTGGTGCGAGTTTAGGGAAACATGTTGGAAAGAGTAAAAGGATATGGGGCCGCGTGTGGAAGTGCGACCCCATATCTAGTGGATAGTTTGGGTATGAGGACAAGATAATGAATATAAAAAGATTTGGCAATAGTTCAAAAGAAGTCGCAGAGCGTATCTCAAGCGAAGTGCCGCGGCACATTCAGCTTAGTACGCTGATCGAAACTTACCCCGAAGGCATTCGGCGCGGCAATGATTTCATGCTCGGATCACTTAGGGGCGAAAGAGGACAGTCTCTGCGTATCAACATTGATTTAAATAGCCCGTGGTTCCTAAGCGGCAAAGACTTTGAGTCAGGCGATGGTGTCGGTGGGATTAGCAAAATACTAAAAGAAGGCAGGGGTTGGTCAATTGAAGAAACAGCGGAATACTTTCAGGATCATTTGCCACAACGGTTTATGCCAGCACCCGAAAACATTATTAAGCCGAACAATCCTCAAAACTTTCAGGTCACAAACACAACAGCCGGGTTCCAACAACCCGAACAAAAGTCAGTGAAACCTACTATTGGACCGGGAACGCCATTCGAAAACGAATATACATATACGGATGAAAACGGTGAGGTTCTTGTAACTGTCAGAAAGTATTTCGACAAAAGCGAGACAGGCGATCTAATCTTAGATAGCACAGGTAAGCCAAAAAAGCAGTTCCGTCAGTTCATGAATGGGCGGCAGGGCATTCCAGAACCTCGACCTCTCTACAATATCCCGAACATTTTAACCTCAGATACAGTTATCTGGGTAGAAGGAGAAAAGTGCGCAGATGCTCTTAGCCAGCTAGGATACGTTGCAACTTGCACCATCGGTGGCTCTGGTATGCTGTCAGAAAACACCGCGTCCAAGTTCGACTTCACGCCATTACGAAACAAAAACGTAATCCTATGGCCCGATAATGACGCTGCTGGTAAAAGACTAGCAGGTATTGTCGAAGCTCAAGCGAAAGAAGCTGGAGCAAAGTCAACTCTGATGCTGCAAATCCCATCAACTCAAGAAGAAAAGTGGGATGCTGCTGATGCCATTGAGCAAGAGTTCAACGTAGAAGCATTCATCAAATCGCACGAAAGCAAAGTCAAAAAGCCAATCTCACTGCTAGATGATAGCCTGCTGATCGACAAATACTTTGTTGGCTCTGCACCCGAACAAAAGTTTTTAATCGGTGATACAATACCGCTAGGCGTGCCTGTCGTATTCGCTGCTGCGGGTGACAGNGGCAAAGGTATGATGACCCTCGACCTCGCTATGAAAGTCGCCTCTGGCGCATCTATGCAAAACTCGTTCGGTGGCCTCGTAGCAGAACATGGAGATGCAATCATTCTGACTGCGGAAGATGACAAAGACGAAATGCACAGACGTATTTCGCGGCTCGACCCGCAAAAATACCGTGAGCATTACGACCATAAGCTGCGCATTCTACCACTACCGAACCTCGGTGGCGTGTTTCCTGTCATGCAAAAGATCGACAACTCATACGAAATGGGCGCAGAGTTTGCTCGCGTTTACGAACAGATGCTAACAATGACAAGGCTCAAGCTAATCGTAATCGACCCTCTCGCATCGTTTGTTCACGCGGATGTAAACGCCGATCCCGCCGCGGGTGCTGCCTTCATGGGCATGCTCGCACAGATGGCTACCGAAACGGGCGCAACTGTTATGGTCAACCACCACATGGCAAAGATCAAAGACGATAAGCCGATCAAAACACCAGAAGAAGCGCGGAACGCTATTCGCGGAACCTCCGCTATCGTTGATGGCGTGCGTGCGGCGTTCGCCGTTTGGCCTGTTGGCGAAACTGTAGGACAGCAACGCTGCAAAGATTTAAACATTCCATATACGCGAAACGGCGTATTCGATGGCGCAGTCGTAAAGTCAAACGGACCCGCCAACAGAGACTTCAGGCACTTCATTCGTAACCCGAACACAGGTTTGCTTGAAGATAGATCACAAGATATAATCGCTGTTAAATTCTCACAAACAGTTCGCAACAGACTGGAGCTAGTGTTCCAGTTCATTCAAGAAAG